TGGTACGTACTCGAAAAAATACAAAAATACTTTAAGGTTACACTTTAAAATTTGATCTAAATTTTAAAATCTAAATTTTATTTTTATTTATTTTTTAAATTTTATTTTTTTTACTAAACTCAATAAACTAAGAAATGCTTAGTTGGAGAAGGCGAGGCCACCCATACCGGATTGCACACGGAGAACGTTGTAGTTGACCGCGAACATTTGGAGGGCGAGAGACGAGAGGTCACCCGCGGCACCGCAAGTAACCGACATTTGCGCGTTGTCGATTCTGGAGAAGTTGCACGTACCAGTTGGTTGGTGTTCTTCTGGCTTGAGCGCGAAGGAGTACGAGTAGACACCCGCGCTTGGCGAACCGGAGTGGTGGGCAAATGGTTGCACTTGGTTAAAGTACTTACCGGATTGCTCCTTGAATCTGTCTTGACCGTTGAGGACCAACTTGGCAGTCGAAAGCGGACCGACAGTTTCTTCAACGTAGTCCACGGCACCGGCAGATGGGCCTCTGAGGAACATTGGGGCACCGGATTGAGACGTACCGATGCAAACGTTAGCAACACCCGCACCCGCACCAGAGCTGATGACAACATCAGCGTCTGCGGTCTGGACACCAAGGTTCCACAAGTTGTGACCAGTGGAGGTACCGTCAGTGACACACCAGACCAATTCCTTGACTGGGTGATTGTAGGACAATCTGACTTGCTTGGTCCCCGATGCCGTCAAGGCATCAGTACCAGTGTGCTGGACTTGCTCGATCAAGTATTCGTGACCCTTTTGCGCGAATCGTCTGCGCTCTTCAGTGTCGAGGTACATGTAGTTACCCCACACCTTCAAGCCAGTCACGTACGTGTCAAACTCAGAGGTCAAGTCAATGTCGATTCTGACTTCGTGGTATTGCAAAGCAATCAATGGCAAGGCCAATCCTGGGTTGCGGTTGAAGAAGAAGATGAGTGGCAAGTAAACTTGCTTGGTGGAGTTCCCAACTGGGTTAGTCGTCATCTTAGCGTAATTGAGCTTGGACCCTTCGGCCAAGTACAATTCAGAGTACAATCTCCACCATCTTTGGTAGTGCTTGTCAATTCTTTGACCACCGATGGACAATTCCGCAGTCGAGACAATACGCTCGGCGACCCAGTTAGTATCTCTAGTGGCACCAGAGACGTTCGCCAACGACGCCACCGTCGTCGCTTCGAGGTACATGTCACCGATCAAATCACCGTTTCTGGCGACCGTGACGGAGACGCGGCCCCCGGACCCGGCTGTACCGTTCATAGTTTGTTCGATGGTTTCCATCGCAAAGTTAGTGTGGCGTTTGTAAACCGCCTGGAAAAAAGTGACTTTTGGGTTACCAGTCAAGTAGACATCTTGGGCGCCATAGGCGACGAGTTGCATGAGACCACCGGCCATTTTGTTTGTTTTTGTACTATAAGCAGAGATTTTTTTTCGGACGTTTCCGCGAAAAAACTCAATTTGATTTTTCCTGATGTATATAAATGTCTAACGAACCTGTACCAGAACTTGAAAATGTCGACGAAGAAAGTGTCGACGAAAATATTGAAATTGGATCTGAAACTGAATCAAGTATTCAAGATGATGATGACCTATCTACAACCGGAGGCGAACTCCCAATAGTAGATGAATTGGAAGATGTTATTTATAGTGATACTGATATCGAACTCGATTCTCAATTTGAAGATAATAGTCTCGATAGATTAGGAAACCTTTTAAGTTCAGTTCTTGTAAACGAAGAAGGTGATACTGTATGTTCAGCTCTGGTAAATATATCGAGACAACTCGAAGTCCAGAACAAAATTATGATAAAAATATTAAGTCAATTACAAAAACAGGTATAAAAAATTAATGAGTAATAATTATAAAATGAATTCGGATACCTTATACATTAGTCCGGATGCAGACCACGAAGAAGCCTTCTATAGAGATATGGCCAATCAAATAGACAGTCTCAATCCAGAACAATTAATAAGGATGTTAAAACATGAAGAAAAACAACTTGGTTTGTCTCCTGATAAAAACAATATAAATCTCGTCTCGTTAAGTCCAGTTGATCTTTCCTATAAAATATTTTTTACCGAAAATGAAATTGACCCGGAAACGAATCAACCAAAGTACGTTGATATGAAAGCGAAATCAAATATGTATAGACAAATGTTAGAAAAAATGGGACGGTACTTTAATCGTGGTAAATTGTTAGGTATACTTTCAAGTGACGAAGGTAACACGGATGATTTAAGTGTATCTTTTAGACTAAGCCGTTTGACCGATCACGTATGTGACTCTTGGAATATAGTTTTAAGTACAAATCGTGTACACGATAGAAGAAATAACCCAACTATGGTACCCCTTGAACTTAGTACAAACCCGTCGCTTTTTCGGTGTTCCATGCCCGATTTTGACGAACTTAACGTTTTTCAAAAAACAGTAATTGCTATTCTCGATTCCCTGTATAAAAATAATACGAGGCGTTACAAAGGGTATACGTGTAAACAAATTAAAACGCTTGAAGGTTACGATACAAGGGCCTGGAAACAAGAGGAAGAGATAAAACAATATGTTCATAGAATTGCCGGTAAAGAAGAATGGTTTGAATTGTGGAAAGATTTAACCTCATCTAACGGAACTGCTATGTTTTCACAAATTATCAAACACTTAACAGACTGTAACGATATGCAATTTCCTGAAATAAAGAAAAATAGACGCGTTTGGTCATTTAAAAATGGTATTTTTATCGGGTCTCTTTGGTCCGATACAACTGGGTTATGGCACACTGCTTTTTACCCGTATGATTCAAAAGAGGCTGCGACGCTAGATCCAACACTCGTAAGTTGTAAATACTTTGATATGGAATTTGAAGATTTTAGTAAACTTAATAATTGGGAAGATATACCAACACCTTATTTCGATAGTGTTCTAAAGTATCAAGACTATGAAGAAGATGTTATTAAATGGATGTACATTCTGGGAGGTCGTTTATGTTTCGAGTTAAATGAACTGGATAAATGGCAAGTTATACCTTTCCTAAAGGGTATAGCGCGTTCTGGGAAATCGACTCTAATTACAAAAGTGTTTCGTAAATTTTACGAAGTTGATGATATTAAAACTCTTTCAAACAACGTCGAGAAGAAATTCGGTTTATCATCTATCCATGATGCGTTAATGTACATCGCACCCGAAATTAAAGGGGATTTACAACTAGAACAAGCGGAATTCCAATCGATCGTTTCGGGCGAAGAAGTCTCTATAGCAGTAAAATGTGAAAAAGCTAAGAATTTTGTGTGGAAAGTACCAGGTATTTTAGGGGGTAATGAAGTACCACAATGGAAAGATAAATCGGGAAGTATTCTTCGTCGTCTCGTTACGTTTCATTTTGGTAAACAGGTTCGTGATAGCGATACCGATCCTACCCTTGATTCGAAATTAGAATTAGAAATGCCAAAAATTCTTCAAAAATGTTTACGTGGGTACTTGGAATATGCACAAAAATACCAGGATCAGGATGTATGGAACGTTTTACCGAGTTACTTTTTTAAAGTAAGAGAACAAATAGCTGCAGCGACAAACCCGTTAGAAAAATACTTACAGAGAGACGATATTGTAATTGTAAATCCAACTGTAAAGTTTCCATTAGACTTATTCAGATCCAAACTCAAGGATTTTTGTAGAGACGAAAGTATCCCAATGCCAAATTTTAATCAGGACTTTTATGGTGGTTCATTCTACGTGCGTAATATCGAAGTAAAGAAGGAGAAAAACGATTATTGGATCATAAATAATCCCGAAAAATTAGACCGACCGGTCAATTTTAAAGATAAGTATGTGGTCTATGGTGCAGCACCAATAGTACAAGAAAACGAAAAGGGATATGACGTCTCACATTATTTTTTAAAATGATTAAAAATCTCAGACTAGTATAAGTATGGATCCTCGACAATTCGTTAGAAATTCCAATGTGGAAATTGAACGTCCAAATACACTCGTTTCCACACAACCGAAAAACGTACCCGTTTTTACAGAACTGCGTGTAGGTAAATTTAGACCGGGTATATACAACGGGGTCGTAAATTCATTATTTTCCAAAGATGAAACGCGTCTCGATATCAAAGATATTCTAAAACAAAGACCAAAAGGACATGCACCAATAACAGGTGGAATAACCGTGGATATTAATGAAATAAAGGGTATATACGGAAGATTTCAAACTGGTGCTATACACACTAAAGATTTTGGTTTAAAAGGTGATTTAAATAAAGATTTCTCTTCCGCGCAATTTACCGGGTACGTTATGGATGGTGTTGAAAAAAAGAATTTCAGCTTTAACATATATAAAACTGGAAAAATTCGTTTTTCCGGTGGATTTCTAGGTTCAAAAAATCTTAAAAAACAACCAGAAGCTTTACAAAAATATATAATAGATACGTACACACAAAAACAGAGTTTTTTGTACAATGATATAATTTATAATAATATAGGAGGTCAATTTTTAACAAATACAAATTTTCAATTATCTAAAATGACCCAGGGTTTACGACAAATGCGTACGTGGGGAGTTTCGTTTATAGAATACGAACCTGAAATTTCTCCATTTCTTTATTTAAAATACAAAGAACACGCTTTTATCTTTACCACAAAATCCGGTAAGTCGGGTTCGGGTATTGTTCAATTACAGGGTGAATCTAAACCCGATGATCTTGAACGCGCTTATTCCTTTGGCGTAGAACTTGTAAAAAAATTACACGATAACGGGTATACTTTAGGTTTGGTTAACAAAAATGTTAACGCGGATAAAAAAATAGTCCAAAAACTTACAACAAAAGCTTCGACGTGTCCTAAAATTAGACGACCACCGTGTAACGAAGGATTCGAAGTTAGAAAAAATCCACAAGGGTATGATTGTTGTTTCAAAAAACCAAAACGAAAACCCGTAAAAAAGAGTAAAAAACAAAACACGAAAAATACAAAAATTACTTACGATAAAGACGGTGTAATGAAAATAGGAGGGCGTAAATGCGAACGTCTTACTAAATCAGTTTTATTAGAAGTTTCTAAGAAATTAGGAGTTGTTGGTGTTAAAAATAAAAATAAGAAAATAGATATATGCAAAGCACTCGATAAATTAGAAAAGGGTAACTCTAATTATAAAATAAACGACAAACTGTGTCGTGAATTGAAAAAGGAACAATTAATCACACTCGCAATATCAAAAGGTATATCTGTAAATGATACAGATACTGTAAAAGTTTTGTGTCAAAAATTACAAAATAAAAATAATACTAAAACACCAAATTCACCTAACACACTCGCAAATGAAATGGAAAAAGTGTTACTAAATATTAAGAAAAAGGAAAATAGAAAACCTACTAATATAAAACGTAAACTTAACGAATCAGGTATTAAAAACGATCTTATTAAACTTTACGGTAAAACATGGATGACAAAATACGGAAATGTAATGAATATTAATAAAGATGTTCGCGATGTTAAGAATAAACTTACTCAACTCGAAAAGAACAAAAACTTTGTAACTCGAAACGGTGTTTTGAAAAAGATGATTGCAAATGATACTAAAAGAACCATGATAAAAAATTGGAAACTTAATAAACAACAAAATTTGAAAAAACTACTTATCGAAAAGGAAGCTAATAAGATATACGGTAAATTTGGTAAAAACGAAGTAAACAAAATCGTTAATTTTGCATTATCGTTACCAAAAACACCCAATCTTAATAGTAAGAGGATAATAGATTTTATAAAGATAGGAAGAGAACTTCGAGGACAACCACCGCTCGCATTAAATAAAAAACGAGTCGTACCACCAAAACCAGTTGTAAAAAGGAAGGTCGTAACATCAAAACCTAGGGTTATAAAAAGAGCACCGATAAAGAAAAGATCGATGCCTCCAAAAAAGAATGCAGTTGTCCGACGTTTGAACTTCAATTCTAACTCGAACTCGAACTCGAACTCGAACTCGAACTCGAACTCGAACTCGAACTCGAACTCGAAATCAAATAACAATAATAAATTATTAAATAGTATATATGCAAATTTTGAAAATAAAGCATTAAAGAATAAAACCAAAAAATAATTAAAATGGAAAACCCGAGACGGTTACTCTGTATTCGCGTCCGACAAAATGATGTTGAAATATCTAGTAATAATCATATTTTGTCTAGCGTTATAAATACAATATACTATACTATATTAGATTACATTGAAATGTATAGAAAGGATGAAAATGTTACAATGTCACATTTAGAAAAAGAATATTATTTAGATGACGAATTTATAAACTGTGAAAATCCTGAATTATATCTTTATACAAATAGAGAATTACATGATAAGGGACTAATAATGTATGTATTTGACAATTTTCAAAGAATTGAATCTAAAAAACATAGAAGGATGATGTTTTATTTTATGAACATTTTATATTTTGATTTATGATTTTTTCAGGTTCTGATATCTGTTTTAAGTGTTTACCATGATATGAAAAATCGTACCCAAGAAAATGATTTTTTATTTCATCAGATATTTTAAACGCCTCGACTTTCCGAGATACCTGCGAACATATGGATTTTACTTCCAGTTCTAACAATTTATCTTCTTTCATTACGAAATATTTTAAAGACTGATCTATTATACCGTTAGATTTCATTTTATGGAACATTTCGTACGATTTACCATTCGATACGTAAAAATGTTTAGGTGAATAACCTAATATAGTTATTCTATCATTTATATCTGTATCACTAATCACGTGTATAAATATACAAATAAAAAGTAATGCAATAATTAACATTTATAAGTATCCAACATATTAAAAATATCTTTTATTTTATGACAAATATTGAATAAAGTATCGGTATCAATAAGTTTTTTAGGATCAATAACTTCGAGTTCAAGTTGGTATATAGTTGATACTTCCGAATCCTTATCCGAACTCTCGCCCGCAGTTACTGTTCTATCAATGGATAAATTCTTCCTGATATAAGAACACCTTTCCTTTTTTATATTTCTATGCCATTCATTGTTATCGTACTCTTCTTCATCGACAGGTGTTTCCCGAGAAACACTGAAACGAATATCAAAAGGTGATTTATGTAAATGTTTGAAATCAATATTTTCAAGACGTTCCTTTTGTATAAGAGTCTCTTCACCAGTTTTATTATCAATGGTCAATCTAATATTATTATCTTCTCGTGAATAAACATCGTATGTATTTTCCTCAATGGTTTCCCACCCAGTATAAGCAGAAAAACCTCTTATACAATTAGCGTATGTTTTATCACCTATATTAGTATCAAAAAATGTACCGTTGAATCTTCCTAAACGAAATTCCATTTCGATATTTTCTTCATCTTTGTACTTATCAACGATAGGTTTTATAGTATCACACAATTTATGCACGTCCATTTTGTTTACATTTTTATAATCGCGTCTTCTTCTTAAGCCTTTTTTATCACCTTTTTTTATATGCATGGTTTTAATAATTTAGGAAATACCTGTTATTTTAACTCAGCTATACAGGTTTTATTACATATACGAGAAATATCATCTCACATATTGGATAATACTTACAAAGGCGAATGTACTTTTACAAAATCGTACGAAAAACTTGTTCATTTATATTTTTCAACACAGGAAACTAAAGTTTTTACTTTAGGACCTACCTTAGTAGAATTTGTAAAAGTATTTCCAAGATTCAAAATCGGTATGCCTCATGATACACAGGATGCTATATTTTGTTTAATAGACATACTTGAAAAAGGTTACCCTCGTATAAAAGAACTTGTTTATGGTGAAACTACACAAATAACTATATCACCAGTTAGTAAAAATGTATCAAAAATACCATTTTGTGTATATATTTTAAACGTGAAAAGGGAAGTAAAAAATATAAACACAATGATAAACGAAAGTAGTAAATGGAATGTAATAGAAGATTACGTGGATAATAATGGTAAAAAACATCACGTTGCTACGACAAGAAATGTATTTTCAAAATATCCTCAAATATTTATCGTATCATTCGATAAAAAAAGTTACGTGGAAATTGACGAAGAATTGAAAATAGAAGATAATGTATACGAGTTACAATCTACAATAATTCATAAAGGTATTCAGTACGGTGGTCATTACATGTCTACTAAAAAACTAAATAAGGATTGGTTCATTCAAGATGATGATAATTTAGGTAAACTCCACAATTTTCCTAAAGAAGATAATCATTTCGTCCTGGTCTACAATCTAAAAACTCCTTCATGTTAATATTCTCTTTTATATTTACCAATGTTCTGTAAAACGTACGTCTACTATTCGGGAACGTTTTATCTGTTCTTTTTTTAATAGGTTTCCACCACAATGGACCATCCTCCCAGGTTACATACATACACTCGACAATATCACCGTGTTTTAACCATTTATAATCTTTTGTTCTATCTATTGGTATAGAAGATTCAAATATGTGTTTACCTCGATCTTGGATGTATAATTTATAAACGTGTGTACCTGGTACACACCCAGGTGTTTCTACAGTTGGCTCCTTCTTCACGAGAAAATCAATTGTATTTTTATTTCTCGGTTTCCATTTAAACATTGTTTCGTGTGTTCCAATACGAATAGGTTCATTTATGGGTGTAAATATAAGACCATCCATTTCTTGTTTTATTTTTGGAAGATACTTATCCATAAACTCCTTAAAATCATCGTGTAAATGAAATTTTTTAACTTTTAATGAAATGGGATCTGTAGTTAAAATTAGTGATTTTTTCACAACTTTTTCACACTGTTGTAAACGATCCAGTAAATTCTGATTACCTACGACTTCTCCACAATTCATTAAACAGTCATAAATCATGAATGTATTTTCATACAATTCACCTTCGAGTATGGTACCCTTAAATACAGCCATTCTAAAATTTAATGGTACGGTAAACATTTCGAGCGCTCTGTTTATAAATACACAAGCCTTTTGGTTTCCAACCTGTAAGGCAATCATCATGTATCTCGTACCATCTGTTTTTTCACAAACAACGTAATCGTTATTGGATAAAATACCAAAATGTTGTCTTTCTATAGAAATAGGTTGACATCCGGGAAATATACCTTTACCTTTGGTACCCCAAGATTCTTCCATAAACTGTATCGTATATTTGTAAAGAGGATCATCCTTCTTTACAAATACGCGGTTCATTCTGTTCTATATTTTTAATATATTCTTTAATTACTTTTAACACCGGCGGCGTTTAAAATATTACTTATACACTCATGATTATAAGTCATGATTAACTTAGCTTTAGGATACGCAATAATTTTGACACCGGATTCTTGAAATTTACCAAACATCGTTTCCATTTTAGGAAAAATCTTATACGAACTACCTTTTTTATCTTTTATATGTTTGATAACATTTTTAGACATTAATAACCAGCATTTAGAAGACGTTTTCTTTACGTTATAATAATCCGAACTAATTTTATTAGAAATTTCTGTATCAAAATGTAAACCAAGTTGTTCGACAGGTTCTTTACACCCCTCTTTTACTTTTGCCTTAAACAACCCCCAATCTATACCTTCTAATACACCGGGAAAAACTAAACACCCAAAACTTTCAAGTTTATCAAAACATTTTAGTAAACTATCGTCGTCTATCTGTATACCAAAATCTATGAAAAGTAATCTCTCGTGTGTTTTTATATATTTTGCAATTATATCTGCTTTATCAAAAGGATCTTCATTTACAAAAACTACCTCATTTTCACATTGTTTTTGTAAACACATTAAATTAAATCTAAGAATACTATGTAAAGTTTTTACGTGACATGATTTACCTCGTGTAACTATTATAGTTGCAAACTTCATATTATTACATTATACTCTAAGCCTTAAGCCTTTCTTCTAAACACCCAAAAAATGGTAAGTTACCTACATGTCCTAAAGTAGTTTGAACATCTGCATATATCTTACCACCAATTTGTTGCCAACGTCTACAAAACGCATAATCTTCCGATAAATATCTTTTTGTAGTAGGATCAATCATGCAATCAAAAACAGCACAGTATTCTTCAAAATCTCTATTTTGATGATCATTTACACAATTTAAATCTGTATAATGTTCGTGCATTTTTTCAAGAGCTTTTCGACTAATAACCATGAATCCAGTGGGACCATCCAATACTTCTATAAACCCATTTTCAACAGTTCTAGATGTAGCTCCTATATTAGCAACTAAACTGGAAGAAAGCATTGATAAATCACGCTCGTCACCTTGTTTAATTGCATTTTTAGCCTGTTCCCACATAACAACTTTTTTAGGGTAAACAGCAACGGAAACTTCGTGTCCCGAACGAATAAGTCTAACGACTGATCTAGGGTCAAAATCAACATCTGCGTCTATGAACATGAAAAAATCACAATCTGATTTTTGCATAAATCTACCTATTGCAACATTACGAGCACGGTGTACTAAACTTTCATTTTCAGTAGTATCCAAAACCATCTGTATACCTTCTTTAATTAATTCAATTTGGAGTTTAACTATACCTATCATATATTTTTCTAAACATAAACCGCCGTAACATGGCGTGCTTATAAAAACACGTATTGGTCTATTATTAGTTTCGGACATTATATACTATATTTAAACTTTATCCTCTAAGTATTTTTTTATAATATTTTCAATTTTATTTATAGTTGGTATAGAAACTGAACATTTTTCGCATATTTCGTTTTTATTAATTTTATTTTTTAAAACGATATAAATTACAGCTGATGCAACACTATTAGGTGTTTTACTCATTAACTGTGAACAATTTTCAAGGTCTATAGACATTCTATTACACTTTAATCGTTCTTCTCTAGAAACATCAAACGAGTTTAGTAATCTTTGCATAACATCGTTAGGTAAAGTTGTATAATTTTTTGTTGTTTTACCCAATATTGTTTCCTTGAAAATATGCGATGTTCTACTTATATCCTTAGAGTGTATAGAAAACATATCGGCGATCTCTTTAGTCGAACGTGATACTTTATACATTCTACAAGCGTATAAAACACAATTTCCTTTTATACCTAGACGAACGGCACCTCTTGTTAATTTTTTATCATTAAATTTTTTATACATCATTTTTGCATCTTTTAAAACGTTTTCTGGTAAAGAAATACACGCTTCATCTATATCTTTATAAGCGTGATATAATGATCTATCTTTATGGTTCATAGATTGATGAAAATTTATTTTTGCTAATCTCTTCATTCCATATGACGAAGATCTCTGTGTTGAAATAATTGTACCTTTACCCCAAGAATCCGAAAAAAGTTCAGGGTTTGCGTTAGGGTTACCACACCTCGCTGGATCGTTTACCTTACCATCGTCAGTTATACCACTCGTCCATTCCGGGTTTTCATCTATAAATAGTGTGTCCACTAAACCACAGTGTGAACATGTCGGTAAACCCTCTTTTGAAATTACTTTAACGTTTTGACACTCTTTACATAAATTTATATTGATCGACTTTGTTATTACTTGTTTATTTTTTAGTTTGTCTACGACAGACCATATAGTAGTCAGATCCATTATACACTATATTCTTAAAAATAATAAATTTTAATTTCGCACTTAGGTATTAAAAATTCAATTCATCTGCTTGTATTTTTGCTATTGATTCAATATTATCAACCATTTGCTTATATCTTAAAGACCCAGGGCTCCTTGGTTCCCATTCCTTCCATTCTTTATCTATAATTCTACAATTAGAAGGTGGTATAACAACACCGTCTACTTCCGAATCAGAAACGATAAAATCTTCAAGATCACTACCACTATCATCAGATTCGTCTACAATATCACTGTCTTCTTCTGAGTCTATTTCGTCTATCATATAGTATAAATTATCCTTTACGTTTTTAAAATAATCGCTCGTTTGGTGATGCTCTGATAAGTTTTCTTCCTGGACAAGTTCATCCGTATCTTCAAGTTCGTATAACCTTGCACCTTTATAAGTCATAGATGTTTCCGAATAATAAGAAACTACTACGTAATCTGTATTGTTTTCCTTTACTTTAGCGTATATCTCATCTTCTATATCGTCCTCTAAGTTCACTAAAACTTTTATTAATTCTCCAGGCTGAATTTCTGAAATGTTAATCATTATTAAAGTTTTCACACAAAAATATTTACAGATATTAGCACAATGGGAATTGAAATTTTATCTAAAGAAGGATGTCAGTACTGTGATTTAGCAGTTGATTTATGTAAAGAATACAAATTAGAAAACAAAAAAGTTTTAGTGGACAAAGAAGAATTGAAAAAAAGATGTGGCGCTCAAGCATCTGTATATCCACAAATTTTCATGAATGGTGAATTGATTGGAAGTTACTTCGACTTTCAGGATTACCTCGAGGATGCTGAACCAATGTTATTACCAACACTTGATAGGTTTACAGTGTTCCCAATTGAACACGAAAACTTATGGGCTATGTATAAAAAAGCTCAAATGTCCAATTGGACAGCTGAAGAAATTGATTTTTCTAAAGATATGGATGATTGGGTAAACCTGAGTGAAAACGAACAACACTTTATTAAATATATTCTTGCTTTTTTTGCAGGGTCAGATGGTATAGTATTTGAAAACTTAAACGATAATTTTGCAAGCGAAGTTCAATACACAGAAGCTCGGTCATTTTATGCCTACCAAGAACACAATGAAATGGTTCATGGAGAAACGTACAGTAAACTTATAGATAAGTATATAAAAAGCTCTTCTGAAAAAAAGAATCTCTTCGAGGCTATACAAACTATACCGTGTATTAAAAATAAAGCTGATTGGGCTATGAAATGGTTTAGTAAGGATAAATCCTTCGGTGAACGTTTAATAGCATTTGCTTGTGTAGAAGGTATATTCTTTTCGGGTAGTTTTTGTGCTATTTTCTGGTTAAAAAAGAGAGGATTACTCCCGGGTCTATGCTTTAGTAATGAACTTATAAGTAGAGATGAAGGTTTGCATTTAGAATTTGCTATTGAATTATTCAAAATGTTAAAACATAAACCGAATAAAAGTATAATTGATCAAATTGTTAAAGATGCAGTTGATATTGAAAAACAGTTTATAACAGATGCACTTCCGTGTAGTTTAATTGGTATGAATTCGGATAAGATGTCTGAATATATAGAATACGTCGCAGATAGGTTACTAAAACAGAGTGGTCACGATAAAATCTGGGGTACAAAAAATCCTTTTGATTTTATGGAGAATATATCACTCGATGGTAAAACTAATTTTTTCGAAAAAAGAGTTGGTGATTATGGAAAAATTGACGAAGATTCAACTTCTATAGAGTTTAATGAAGAGTTTTAGTTATTTACAAATATAACCTCGAATCTATTGCATCAGTAGTATCATAAGAATCTAAGTATAAACCACTGTCCATGACAGGAAATTGTTCTTCTGACATGTCTGGTTCTGGCATTGGCATGTCAACCATTTTAGGAACCACTTTTGTTTTTTCTTCTTCCTTTTCTTCCTTTTCTTCCTTTTCTTCCTTTTCTTCCTTTTCTTCCTTTTCTTCCTTTTCTTCCTTTTCTTTTTCCTCCTTCTTTAAATTCATCATACCCCAAGAAATGAGTAAATAAACTAAAGAATGAAGTAAAAGACCGTATGTGGATGGACACCCTGTTGGTGTAGAAACCCAATTTCCGAATATTTGTCTAACAAGACGAAATGTAGTTGGGTTAGCGATTACAAAGAATAGTAACGCCGACATTAACGCAATAAGAAATTTCTTTTCCTGCTTTTTACCTTTACATCCACATCCACAATCTTTGAATATTAAGCTTTTTTTATCACCTGAACATGCCATGATGTTTTATTATACATTTAGAAAAAAAAGTAACTTAAAGTTTGACGACTAATAGAATATACAACAAAAAATGTCTAATAATATTCAAGTTTCTCAACAATTCGAACCTTCTACGGTTACCTTTAGTCAACTAAAGAAAAATAAAAATGGTGGTAAATCGGTCATGTTGAATCACAATAATAAAAAGAAACTCTATTTACAACTTCCTTTTATGCGTTCACCATTTGGTCTAAGTGCTTTTACTGATGAAGCTACTAATAAGACCTCGTATTCACTCGATCTTTCTTTCGATACAGATAATGAAGATGCTATGCAACTCTCGTCTAAGCTTACAGAATTGGACGAAATTATCCTTAAAACGGTAACTGACAATTCTAAAGAGTGGTTAGGTAAAGCTTACGATATTAATGTTATTCGCGAAGCCTTATACAAACCACTTGTTAGACAGGGAAAGGAAGGGTATGCTAATACACTTAAATTAAAAGTTCAAACAAATCAAACGGGTGATTTTATTCCGGAAGCGTATAATTCAGATCGAGAACTTATTCAAATTGATGAAATTGAAAGAGGTCAAAAGTGTATGTGTATTGTAGAAATTAACCAAATTTGGTTTATTGATAATAAGTTCGGTGTAAGTGTTCGACTTTCACAAGTTTTATGTGGCGAATCTACAAAATTACCATCGTTTGCTTTTCAGGGTTTAGATAATGATCAAGATGAATTGATTGAAGAGATCATGGACGATCTCATCGATGAATAAAATATTACACTACATTAGACCAATATGGAAAGAGAACGCCATTTAAAAAATTTAAAAATTATATCTAAACTCGCAAAAAATAAAAAAAATAGTTTAAAACAAAAATTAAATTTAGGTAAAAATCTAATACAAAGTATGCAGGACATGGGATGTTACCCGGAAAAATTTTTACATTTACCAAGTAACAAACCCATTTCACTCGCTATAGAAGACTCTTTAAGTACTTCTATAGGTACTATGAAGATTGGTCAAGGTGTGCATGGGGAAGTTTATGTAGGGTGTATAGATAAAGAATGTAAAAAGAAAATAGCTATAAAAGTAGTTGTAAATTCAGATATATCACACGAATATAAAACAAGTAAACGGTTATCTTCGTACGGTGTTATAAAACCTTTAGCTATTAGAAAATGTAACAATGTAATGTTTATGTACACCGAATATGCCAATAACGGAACTTTAAAATCGTTTCTAAGAAATAATAAAAAAAATTTATTACCTATACATTTTAGAACCATAATAACCCAAATTTTGTATAACTTATACAGAATACAAAAAAAGTATCCAACGTTTAGACATAATGATTTACACTTCGAAAATATACTAATAAATAATACTAGCCCGTCTCGGGTAAAGTTATTCAAAGTAAATAATTCAACATTAAAAGTTCACGATATTGGATTACAAGCGTTAATTTCGGATTTCGGTTTATCTACAATGAAAGGTATAAAAAATCCAGAAGTAGATGATGACCCACGTCTAGTATATAAAACTACATCAGGTATATTCAGGGGCTCGCATCCCATGTACGATATACAGTACTTTTTGAATATATTAAGACAGGAAATTAAGATTTCAGGTATTCAAAGTGGGATAGAAGCAATTCAGTTCATTGAAAGAATTTTACCATCGGAATATATAGGTAAAGAATCAAGTAAAATATACGATTTCCGTCTTCGCGCTTCACCATTGGGACACCCCCAATTACCTACATTCAAACAAATATTTAACGATAGGTACTTTTCACCTTATAAGAAAGCTGGTATACCATTTGATATTAGTACAATTATTAAAAGAGATCCAATTTCAAAACCAAAACCTATAGTCGTTAAACACGGTGGTGAACCTATAAAAAAGACACTTAATATGATTCGTAAAGAACTCGCTTTGAAAAATGTAAAGAAAAATATTAAACGTCCGAGTATACGACCAAGAATAATACAAAGAAAAGTTAACGTAATAAAACCAACAGTTAAAGTTTCGGTCGCAAATAAAGGGTACTTGAAAATAGATAACCGTAAATGTATTTCGTATAAAAAACAAGAACTTATAAAAAAGGCCAAAAATCTAGGTATAAACACCGATGGTAAAACAATTAAGAAATTATGCCAAGATATTAAATTAAAATATATAAAGTAATTATATAACCAGCCATGTTTGTAGTTTTAGCACTTATTGCAATAGATCTATACATACTAAAAAATACAGGCGTGACACAAAAAGAAATCACAGTTGAAGGAAAAACTGAAGATAAACCAGTTGAATGGACAGTTTACGGTACATCTTGGTGCGGATGGACTACAAAACAGTTAGAGTACCTTAAAAAGAAAGGTATACCTCACAAGTTCATCGATTGCGAAAAAGGCAATTGCGATGGAATTGATGCATTTCCAGTTATGAAAAGTTCATCTGGTGAAAAGGTCAAGGGTTATAAAGAAATTTAAACACCTCGCGCAGCCGCAAGACCAACAGAAAGAATAAGTGCGTCAAGGAACGAATTAATTGGTTTAAGAACCGTTACGTGTTTGACGAGACCTCTATTCCAGGAATACCGAAGAATAAAAGTACTAATAAGAAGAACAAGTGTAAAAAGAAGAACTTCTGTAATAACTTGTTCGGTTTTTTTTGCTTTGATAATATCTCTGATCATTTTTTACTTATTAATAAGATTTTATTTTCTCCTGTCTTATTAATGAGTAAGACCAATAAGAATAAAAAACTTCCCTTGAGTGGTTCTGAACCTAGATATACACAACGTTTATGGGGACGAACTGTTGGTATAGGTAACAATAATTGTTATGCATATGCTGTTGGTGATTACGAAAGTCTCAGAATGCATAAAAGTATACCAGGTGAACGAGCTGGTATAAGAAATTTAAACCATTCGTACACACACTGTAAAGGTTTACCCGAACGCGTTATTGCTGATAACCCTAAAAAGGTTTATAAGTGTGGTGCAACAACAAAATGTAAACCAAATCACTTTAAAATAATGATGTTTGTAGCACCAGGTAATAAACGTAATTACTTTAGACAAGGTGATTTTCATTTTTACAAACAACACGGGTTTGTTCAGTACAAAGTAAAAACCGGAAACACGTACGAAAGCATTGCTAAATTTTTCAAAGTTCCCGTTTCGCGTGTAAAACAGGCTGGTAAATGCACACCTGGTAAATTATTAAAGTTTAAGGCAAACGTTTTTAGCCATAAACGTGGATGGGCAACAAAACCTTTACTCGTAGACGCCAAAGGTAAATCTATACTTGATCCTCGAAAAGCATCCAGAAACTACCCTGGTTTATCTTATAAAAAGTATTGTAGTTCATTCTGTGTCAAAGACAGAGGGATCAAAGTCGGACATACTCATCCCAAAGTCGCCAAGAACACTCGATAAATCTTCTTCGTGTTCGACATTAAATATTAAGTCGAGTGCATCGAGAACTAATTCGTTCGCTAAGCATACTGTATTTGAAGTAGCCTCGTAATCATTAAATACAGTAATCTGAACCCTAAATTTAGATCCATCGAACACTTTTCGACATGTGGGACACGTCACTTTTCCCATTTTTTTCCAGTTTTCTAGACAATGTGAGTGAAAAACATGTCCACACCGAATAGCCTTGCTATTTCTGGTCTCACGAACATCGTTGAGACATATGGAACACTGAGTCATGTCAGTATCTAGAACACTTAAAGAATTTATTAATTGGTTTTTTTTGCACTTATGGAGCTCTTACCAAAGTTGCGAATTTATACTTAGGGTTTTGTATTGGAACTTCGGGAGTTTCGGACTCTTCTGTAGAAGTTACAACAGCTGTTTTTCTTATGTAAGCAATATACTCAGTGGGGATAAAATCAATTGTACCCGGCCCTTGTGAACCCTCTCCTGATGGTGTACTATAACAGAGTTCCTGTGGTAAATCAACAGCACCACCAGTTTTAGTAATTTGACCATCACTAGTAGATGGTAATTGAGCAACTAGTTTAGAACCCGTTGGACAAGATTGGTCTGCAGAGGGTAATGCATTTGCCTCGACTATAATTTCATAACCGATTGGTATATCAACATTAGGCGTAAACTGAATTTTTTTGTAGTTGAGTACTGCGGCGGCGGTATCGGTGGCTTCTGTCTCGACTGGAAACGCTATCGTACCAACATCACCAGTAAAGATGTGATCAGTTTTATTACCCTCGAGTTTAATATAGTATAATGGACTGGTAAGGGCGGTTTCACCAACCTCGATATCAAAACTCGTATCTTCACTTGTGAGTGTATGAACCAACCCTGTAGTTGTATCTGTAATTTTATCGAAAACTTCAATTACTTTATCAGAAATTGGGTTTACAACGTTCGTAAACTTAATTTTTGCGGGTATTGTTTCACCAGCTTCATCAGTAAAGGAAGGAACATACTCTTCATCCATAGATAAAGGAGTACAAACCATTTTAACTTTTTCCTGCCATCCTTCACCCATTTCAGTATTTTGCATTCCTGAAATGTCAATGAAAGTATCTTCATCGTACGACCAAACGTAATTTGGAAGAACAGATTGTTCTGATGTTACGTTCGAACAATCATCGGCTGGGTCGTACCCGTCTGGTACAGGAGTTTCAAGAATATTAACAACGTGTCCCTTGAGTGTTGTGATATCGACTTCGTCTTGGCATGCAGATATACCTTCTGCAATATCAAGAAATGTGGTTTCGGCCTTTTCCTTACCGACATCTTTGAAGTATTCATCAACGAAATCGGCATATTCAACCTCCGTTGGTATACCCCACGCCCAATTGTACAAAGTTGTAGGATACCCTCCCTCCTGTTTTCTGACAAATTCATTGTAAGATTCTTGATTACCAACCCACCAATCTCTCATTTCTTTACAAATTGTAGTATCTTCAGTACCGTCGGCTTTGTATAATTTTTTAAGATATTCTCGCATTTTATCCCATTTACGATCCTTAGCGTATTTTTCTGCCGATCCTGGTATAAGTCCAAGTTTACCTAATGTTAGTATAATTAACCAAGTTACCGCTAATATAACAATTAAAACAGATACTTTTTTTTTTAAATCTGACATGAGTGTTTATATTATGGTACATTTTATTTTAAAAACGAAAATTTAATAGATATTTGGCATTTTGAGAAGGGCCTTATCGCAAGATCCACACTGGTCTTTTTGTTGTGCCTGGGAAGGTTTCAAAAGTGCTGGACCTTTTTCTTGAAGAAGTTTTCTGAAAGAGTAATTATCCGCGAAAGATACGGAATTTTCTTTCATGATATAGTTATCGTAAAGTTGGGAAGAACTGTTTATAGTGAAGCATCGTCCATCGGCCATACCAAGTCGTTGTGACATTTTGTATATATTAGTATTACATTAGAAATTAATTTGCCTATTTTTTGTTGTGAGTTTCCATGAATTAAACCCTCTCGATTTTAAATTTTTTATAACTTTTTCAATTTTGTACCCTGAAAATTCATCAAACAATTCTTTTTTATTTTCATCACAAGGTGATACTCTGACATTTGGTATATCATTTATGGTATTATTAATAATATTATAAGCAAATGCTATTTCCTTGAGAGTTTCCGCACCTGTAATAATTATCTTTCCTGTACCAAAAATACTTGTCGTAATCTCTTTCATATCTTTAGCCGGTCTGAATTTAATCTTAACAGCCGAGTACCTATCCGGTTCAAACGATACTTTATATACATCAGGGTACTTACTGAAATAATTGGAAATGCTCCGAAGATTTATATTATAATTCAAACTGAAATTTGAATTTATCATAACAACTCTAAACGTATTTAGAGGTGGTATAAAATCACCGCCCATTACACGTTCAAAAATATCCGAAACTTCCTTTATTATACGTCTACAATCGAATATATCAGAACACCCGGCAACTTGTATACTCCCATTTGGAAAAATCTTTATTGATTTAGTACTGTAAATATCTTTATATACCAATGTAATCTGGTTATAAAAGGTTGTTGGTTTGAGTGTTATTATATTCCCTTTAGAACCAGTTTTACCAACGATAATTGGAGACACTTTTTCAAAAGCATATTTGATTTTTTCCATATTAATAGGTTTATCAAAATTTGAAATCATTGTTATTGTAGTAAGTTTGACCCATGATGGTTTATAAATATCAGGTATACTTGCTCTAAACTCATCGAGTGTTAATAAATAAGATAAAGTAGTATTATACTGATGTTGATTAGACATCTTATTTAAAAAAAATAATACTTAAAGTTAACTTAGGTTTACAATATATGCCGTGTTTAAAATGTAAAAAAAAGGGAATTCCTATAGAGTGTAAATATTGTGGTTTAGGGTTTTGTTCTCGATGTATCGTTTTAGAAATTCACGGGTGTGGCGGTATGGATTTAAAAAAGGAACAGCAAATAAAAGATTTAGATAAGCGACTTGAGTTTAAGATCGATAAAAAATTCGGTATGGTTTAACTACTTAAAAAGGAAAAGAGTAGTTTTTATAATAAATGACTTCTTTTATAAAGTCCGCTAAACAGTTTATTAATGTCGAAAATAATGAAATTGAAATTGAAATTAAATACGATAAATATCTAGAAGGTTTCGGTTATGAAACGTTTGTAGATCACTTTAATACGAATCTCATAGGTTCAAATAATATTTACACAATGCATAACAATGGAAAATCTATACGATACGAACAGTTTTTAAATACCATGGTTAACAATACGACAGAAACACTTAGAAAAAGTGTTTCTATTCAATTGGAAAACGTTTTATTTGAAAACAGGAATATTTTTTCATTAATCAGGATTATGAATTCAGTTAAAATACTAGATAGAACGTTTATTCCACCTCTTATAAACCCGGTATGTTCTTGGCAAAAAAGAATGGTTAAAGAATTTTGTTTAACAACTTTTCCAGATATTATCAAAACTTCAACAAATAATAACAGACTTCAAAAACTCTTTAGAGTACTACAATTAATAGAAGAAGACACGCAATACTAACCAGTCTAGTATACAATTCAGTGTTATCATTTTCTAGACCTTTATTCACTTTGATTTCATTTTTTTCTGTAACCGTTAAACCCCTATCTATATTTCTTTTAGGAAGAAGTGGTCTAGATAGAGTACACTCTTCTTTTCTATACCCAGGTCTACCAACACCCTTTGATAAAACGCCACACGCTGGACTAATATACTCTTCTTGTCCTTCTTCGTGATCTGGCGATTTATATTTTTGAAAATCAAGTGTATGTTTACTTGTACCAGGTGGGAAAAAATTATCAACATTGGTAAATGGATTTATATCATTCATTGTATTTTGATCATCGAGCATTAACTGACTCATCTTTATTACTATTGAATAATATATTTTTTGTATTGATATCGTGTTGATTTTATATCAATAAAATATTAACATTATTTATAATGAAAACATTTGCTAAAATTGTTATTGGTATTATACTAATTTTTATTTTGGGATATATTATTTATAAGTATGTGTACCCAAGGGTATGTGATACAAAAACTATTCAATTAAATTCAGATATTATAAATAAACCAAGTGTTTCTACTGATGTACCAGAAATCGAAATTGATATCGAAGCACCAACAATTGGAACAGATCCAGTTGATATAAAACTAACTGGTGATTTATAGACCAATTTTTTCATTTTTACCAAATTTGTTACCATAAGTAGTTGTACTTACTGGCCTGTCCATTGGTGTTGCATTTTTATCAGTATCGTGTAAATATCCCATATACTGAGAAACACCCGTTTGGATCTGACCTGTAGCAGTTTTTATAACGATACTGTTCATGAAACGAACTTGTTCCTGTACATTTGAATTTGCGTCACCTGAATTATTAATAAAAACAACGCGCATTATGCTATACAAATCATTTGTATTTTGTCTATCTATAGAAACGCCAGTTTTATTTTTAAAGTCCTGACGTATTGCTCTTTGAAGTAAATTTATATTGAACTCAGAAAAGAATAAAGTATTCAAGGGAGTTGGACACTGTTTTATAGAATTTATATGTAAAGCGTCACACATTTAATATAGTCCTGGAAAAAAAGTCTTGGTAAATATAAATGATAGTCGCTGCCGATTTTGACCAAGTATATAATACAAAACCATGTAATTACGAAAAGCCACCATGTAAACCACCAACATGTTTCGTCGCATCCTACCCACCAGTTGCCAAAGTCGGTGACCCAAACGGTAAATTTTTTGTTAATTCCTCTTTACTCCAGCCCAATAGATTGGCTGAGACTCGTGGACCAACTACTATAAGAAGTGAAGGATTCAAATGTCAAGTCAATGAAGATAATGAGTAATTCAACCAATATAAAAAAATAAGTATAAATAAAATCATAAAATGAGAGTTATAAAACGTTCCGGTCGTGTTGAAGACGTAAAGTTTAACAAGGTCACCAACAGGATTTCAAAGCTTACAAATGAACTTTCAGAAAATGTAGACGTATCAATGGTAGCACAACAAGTTTTCTCGTCTATGTATGATGAAATTAAAACTCATGAAATAGACACTCTTTCTTCCGAAGTTTGTATTGGTTTAATAACAAATGACCCCGATTATGAAATTTTAGCAACTCGTATTGTTGCAAGTAATATTCAGAAGCGTGCTGCAAATAATTTTCATATAGCAATGCGTAAACTCCATAAAGCAGGTATAATTACACACGAAGTGTTAGAAGTTTCTGCAAAAGTCAAGGAAGATATTAAACACGAACGTGATTTTGATTTTGGGTATTTTGGCCTGAAAACTTTAGAGAAAGGGTACCTTCAGAAAATTGATGGTGATATTATCGAAACACCTCAATATTTATACATGCGTGTATCTATCGGTATCCATGGTCACGATACTGATCGTGTTCTTGAAACGTACGATGCGTTATCCCGTGGTTTATTCATACACGCTACACCCACGCTGTTTAACGCAGGTACACATAGGCCACAGATGTCATCTTGTTTCTTAATTGCAAACAAAGAAGATAGTATCGACGGTATTTACGATACCGTAAAGGAATGTGCGCGTATAAGTAAATGGGCTGGTGGTATTGGTTTACACGTTCATGATGTAAGAGCGAATAAATCACATATTAGAGGAACAAATGGTACATCTGATGGTATTATCCCAATGTTACGAGTCTATAATTCAACCGCGAGGTATGTAAACCAAGCGGGTAGAAGAAAAGGGTCCATTGCCGTATATCTCGAACCATGGCATGCCGATATTATGGATTTTCTCGAAATTCGGCTCAATCAGGGTGACGAGGAAGCGCGATGTCGTGATCTCTTCTCGGCTATGTGGATTCCAGACCTATTCATGAAACGTGTAGAAACAAACGGAAACTGGTCTTTGTTTTGTCCGGATAAAGCACAAGGTTTATCCGATGTTTATGGTAAAGAATTCGACGAACTTTATGAAAAATACGAAAGTGAAGGACTCGCAACAAAAACGATACCAGCCGTAGAAGTTTGGAAATCTATTATCAAATCACAAAGTGAAACGGGAACACCGTACATGCTTTATAAAGATGCGTGTAATGAAAAATCAAACCATAAACATATCGGTACTATTAAATCATCGAATCTGTGTACGGAAATATTAGAGTATACCGATAAGGACGAAACTGCGGTGTGTAACCTCGCATCTATTGCGTTACCAAAATACGTCGACGTCGAGAAGAATGAGTTTAACCATGAGGAATTACACCGCGTCACGAAAATGGTTACACGGAACCTTAATAAAGTTATCGATAAAAACTTTTACCCGACCGAAAACGGTATGCGTTCAAATATGCGTCACAGACCAATCGGTATTGGTGTTCAAGGTCTCGCGGACGTATTCATATTACTTAGAATGACGTTTGGTTCGGAAGAATCGAGGAAACTAAACCGCGATATTTTCGAAACTATATACCACGCATCACTCGAATCGTCTTGTGAACTCGCCGATATGTATGGAACGTATGAAACGTTTAAAGGGTCACCGTTCAGTAAAGGTATTCTCCAATTCGATATGTGGGATCGCGATCCACAATTCAGTGGTCGCTACGATTGGGATGCTATGCGTAAACTCGTTAAAAAGGGTACGAGAAATAGTCTCTTACTCGCACCCATGCCTACAGCCTCGACGTCACAAATTTTAGGGAACAACGAGTGTTTCGAACCGTACACGACAAACATTTATTTGAGACGAACCCTCGCGGGTGAATTCGTCGTTGTAAACAAACACTTGGTCAAAGATTTGAAAAAAATCGGACTTTGGTCGAAAGAAATGAAAGATTTGATGGTTAAGGCAAATGGTTCCGTACAAAACATTATAGATATTCCGGACGATCTTAAAGAACTGTACAAGACAGTGTGGGAAATGAGTCAAAAAACGATCATAGATATGGCTGCAGATAGGGGTGTATATATAGACCAAAGTCAAAGTATGAACTTATTCGTCGAGAGTCCGACGGTTTCAAAACTTTCGTCTATGCACATGTACGCGTGGAAAACGGGTTTGAAAACGGGTATGTATTACCTTAGAAGTAAGGCAAAGGCGCGCCCGATCCAGTTTAGTCTAGAGGCGGAGTGCTCTATGTGTTCCGCCTAAATAAAATTATAAATCTATATAAATGAGGTTTGATAATAATAAACTAAATAGATTGAACAAAATAAAAAAAACTTTAAATTCTTTGAATATAGACATTAAAACATTGACAAAATTTATGCAGGGTAAGGAACTTCAGCTTGTAAATTTAATACTTAAAAAGAAAAATAGTTTAAACAAAATTCGTCAAATGAGTAAAAATTTCAAAAAAAATGAAAAGGAAAAAGGTCCTGGAAATGCACATCTAAATTACGCAAATGTATTAAAAAATGTCACAACCATTGATAAAAAAATAGAAAAGATAAGAAAGGAATTAGACGAATTAAGAAACGATAAATATAAGCTTACAAAACAACAAAAAATGTTAAATATTGAACGTAGAAAAATAGAAAATTAGGTTAGAGGCTGAAACGTCTAAATATTTTATTCTTCATGTTATACCTCATAATCATATACGAAACGTGTATCTCTATGATTTTGAGACGTACCCAATTCATTACCTGGTATTATTATTACTATTTCTTTTTATTTATTTGTCGCTTCACATTATTTGGTAAATTACGAAGTGCAGAAGCTATAGCATTTCTCGTATTTATGTAATTTACTATATTTCTAGCTATATTTACTCTATTAGTAGGGTAAGAATTCCTAAAACTATTCAAATATTCTACAAAAAATCCACGTAATTCATTTGATATTGTTATTCTATCAGGTAAAGAACGACGTATTCTATAATTATTGGTATTTAACATAATTCTAAGAATTCTTTGTAAACGATCTCTCGATATTGTACTCTGACCGTTTCGTATATTTTCCAACGTTGCAAGTAAATACTGACATATGTCACACTCATGTACAGGGAAACCATGTGGACACTCCTGATGTTGCTGAGCCATTTATATAGAATAAGAAAATATTAGTGTATATAAATGGCAACAACACCGAATAAATCGAGTCCAAAAAGATCACCCGTTTCTCCAGGGTTTGGTAAAAGAGTAGTAAATAGTATGACAAGTCCTTTCAGAAAAACTGTAAGCAATGCCTTTAAGGCCGCTTTTGAAACAGCGACACCAACTAAATCCCAACGTGCTAAAGATGTTAACAGTGGGTTGAGTACATTTTTAACACCGACTAAAAAGTAATATTAGTATATAAAAATGACAAGAGGAAATCTTGAACGAAAAAATCTTGAAAATATTATAACAAGACGTTTACGAAAATTAACTACAGAAGAAGAAAATAAACGTGAAAAACAGAAGTTAAGTAAACTTAGAAGTGATTTTTTAGAACAGAAAAGTCTTTTTACATACGCAGAACTAAGTGGATTAGAACAGGAGAAAAAAAATATGAAAGTTTTTCTAAATTATTTAAATACTTGGATTATAAAATTAAACAATAAAAACAATAAAAACAATAAAACTGTAAAATATAAAAAATGATTTTAATAAATAGAAGGTTAAAGCTTACAGTATATATACATTTATACAATAATGGCAAAGTTTATAAACGCTAAAGATACTCTGAAAATTGCCAACTACGATGGTCGAAAGATTTCGTTGTGTAATATCGAAGATAAATCTATGAAAATCATTTTTCCGCGTATGTATATGCCGTTCGGTATTTCGGGATTCACACCCGAAGTTGGTCCAACAAAGTATAACATAGACTTTGCAATGAAAGGATGGGACGAAGACGGTAATTTCGTAAAGAAGTTTTATGAGTGTATGCGAGAAATCGAAGATAAGGTTATACGTGCCGTTTCAGAACAGAGTGAAGATATTTTCGGTAAACCAATGAGTATAGAAGAACTAAAACCTATGTTCTTTTCAAATATCAAGGAATCACCCGATCGTGAACCAAAGTTTAGGGTTAAAGTTGATTCTACTATAGACAATAAGGTAAAACCACACGTTTACGACGAAGAAAAGAAACCTTTATACGATGAAATTAGAAATGGTCTCTATTCCAGGAATTCTGGAACTGCGATTGTCGAAATGAATAGTGTATATTTTTTGAATAAAAAGTTCGGTGTTTCTTGGAAACTTAACTCGCTCGTGGTTTATGAGCCACAGAGACTTAAGGGGTTCCAATTTGTTTTATAATTTTTCGTTTAGTATCAACATTTGATAAATCGCCTGTGCCTCTTTGAGGAGTTTGCCTTTTATCATGATGTACGATTTTGGGTCTAAACCCATTTTTACTTTAGCTATTCTGATAGATTCGTCCCACTTAGCGAGTGTCATTATTACTTACTCTATTACAACATTTTCTTAATCAATGTTTTGTATCTTTTTGTACCTTCCTTTGGTTGAAGTTTAAATCCAGTCTTTTTTGCTTTGAATACCTTAACGAGTGCTTGTTTACCCTCTCTTTCCATACGCGCAACTGCCGCTTTACGCGCAGCTTTACTCACAATCTTACCGTACTTGTCTTGTACGAGATCTTTCTTCGTAAGGCCACCTGTTGTTTTGAGTGCGGTACAGTGCCACACTTCAGCTCGAGAACCAAATGTTTTATCCATTTATTATACCCTGACATTTTTTTTACTTTTCATTACAGTAAACAATGTTAGACATGCGGCTGCTATAATTACCGGAACTAATATGTACCAATAATTTATATCAAATAAATTACCATTTTCACCAGGTTCATACCCATCATATTTCAAATCATCGTACATATCTTCTTCGTCTTCTTTTCTTTCTTCTTCTGCCTTTTCTAATTCTTCTTTTAAATCACCACTTATATCATCTTCCGAATCAGCAACTTCGTCCAAATCGGAAAAACAAAGGGACGTTGATGTTATAAATTTTTTTTTAGTTTCCATTTCAATATCAACACTACTGGAACATTTCTTATTATCTCGGCAATATTTACAATCTTCACCGCTTTTACATTTACAACAAACACCTTCTTGTAAACCTTCTGGTAATATTACCTTATCTGCCGGTGCCATAAAACCAGATTTACACACGTCTTCACTCACTGGTTCACACGCCTTTGGCGCAATATCATTATCTTTAAGATTAGAAACTAAACAATTCTTAACCATTTTATAATAAACTAATATTTTTATGTTAAAATTGTGTTAAATTTTAGCATAAAAGTTATTATTATTTATTCGTCGTAATAATCATCGTCTGAATCTGTAACTATAGGACATTCTGGTCTGATTAATTCTTTCCTTTTTCTTGTTTTTTTAGGCGGCGGTTCATCGATACCATGTTCTCTATGGTATACAACCTTATCCCAAAAATCACGCATTATAGGCATATACTTAGCAAACCATTCTCTATCACGTTTTACGTTAGTAACTATAAACTCACTTGGTTTCGGCCATGTCAATGCTTCTGGTTTATACTGAATAAAATCAGCCTCTTCCAAGTCTAGAATGTCCATACACAATTGTAATTGTGGCATGTAATGTTCGGGTACACTATCATCTATTGCTCTCATCATGGGACACTTAATTTCAACTAACTTACCTGATTCACTCACCCCGTCTGGACTACCACCCAAAAAAGAGTAATTGGGGTGCGGACACAATCCTAATTCATGAACAACTTCGTTATGACGTTCTTCATAAAGTATACGCGCCTCGTCTTCGTATTTTTCACCATGTCTCGTTGCTTCATTACCTGTAAAAACTGGACCCTTACCACACTTACGTAAAAGGAGTTGATGAGGCGTTTCATATTTGTTAACACCTATAGCCGATGCAGCATCACTTGCCGTGAGCATACCCATTCTAAGATCTAACCATTCTTGTGATTTCTGTGGTGCATACTCAAATTCTAACCATTTTTTAACATTCGGGTGCATACTGAATTAATTACTACTATAATTTTTAAGCCTTCTTTTCATCTTCGCGTGCAATGCGTATTCGTTCTCGTAAAACACGTACAGTTCCGGCACACGCAATGTTCCTACGCACACATTCATCAATAAGATCCTGTTTTTTCATGTGCGATAACTTCATTACTTTACGTTCAAACTTCGATTTTATAGTATGTCCACTTCGAGATGACACTTCATTTTCAACAATCACAGTCTCTTCATCGGACGAAGATTGTACTTCAGAATCGTCGTATTCCAATTTATCACACGTAGGTGAACACGGTGGTGTATCATCAAAACGATCCACGAAAAAAAGTAATTTTATACCAACAACTATACCTATTAAACCACCAGCAATATATAAACACGGTTTTAACATTTTATAGGTAACAATAACCCTTATTTTTTAAGTATAATTAAAGTTGCGAAGAAGGTGGTGGAGGAGTTGGTGGAGGGGGTGGTAAAATTTCCGTTCTTTCTGATTTATTTGGTGCGGGACCCGGGGGAGGAGGGGGTGGATAAAAAAACCTTTTTGCAGCGTTTTGTTCGGCCTGTTTTTTATTTTTTGCGTGACCCCTACCCAAAAACATGTTATTTACGTACACGTCGATATAAAAAATACCATTTTCGTGTGATACAACTCTGTATTCGGGTAAATTAAAATTGTTTGTTTGACAATATCTCATAAGATGATCTTTAAAGTTATCATCTACCATTATAGAATTTAGATCTATAAATTCGGGGTTCGTATATATATTCAATATAAACTGTTTTGCATGAAGTAAACCAAGATCAAGGTATATAGCACCTACAATTGATTCAAAAACGTCTTCGAGAATTTTTGGATTTTTATTCCATTGATTACGCATACCCTTTTCATCCATTTGAACCCATTTATAAAGTTCAAGTTTGTTTGCAATATTTGCAAGAGTTTCACCTCTAACGAGTTTTGTACGAGCTTTAGTAAGAAACCCTTCCTGTTTATTTTCGTATCTATCAAATAAATACTTAGTTATCACAAAACCTAACACGGAATCACCAATGAACTCTAGAGTTTCGAACGACCCATCTAAGTTTTCATTTTCTTTTAAAACAGATTTATGTGTAAATGCTTTTTGGTACAAATCTATATTAGATATTTTTGTACCAACAAGGTTCTCTATATTTGACCTATCAATAATCATTTATTGTATTATATTAAGTTAATTGTATATTTTTTTTAAGTTACTTAAGTTATTATTACGCACTTTCTACGCGAGTATAATGCGGACTCAAATATTTTTGTAAATTCAAAAAGGTAATTTGAACATCGTCCGGTGGTTGAAGAAGATTCTTCAATTTATCATCGAGCATAAGAATACGACCATTATCTGGGTGTTTCAAGTTATTCTCAGTCACGTAATTGTTAATCGCTCGTGTCACGGTACTTCTAGACACCAACTCACCTTCTGGAAGTTCGAGGAAATTACGAAGTTTTTCGGAAATAGCTTGTTTACGATTAAACCCGTTATTCTTTGCGCGAGACGCCGCCTTTTCACCTGTCGGGTCATCCTGTTTAGCTTTAATTTTTCTAACAATTTTGGAAAGTGATTTAATATCGGAACGGAGTGCGGCGATTTCTTCGAGAACGGATTCAATGGACATTTTTATATCTTATATACAAGACGTATCTTTAAGTCATTTTTCTAAATACTAGAATTGAACTCAAAATAACCAATATTATCATGGTTGAAAATAACATTTCAAATGTTTTTTTAACTTGATTATCATATGGTATTGTATATTTACCGAAAGAGTACGGTTCGCGTGCTTTAGCTCCTTTACATTGTCCAGGACAACCGCCGTGGCAACACCCTGGTTTACACCGTACCACATACCCATTCTTACGTATACCACACACTTGTATATTTTTTGGATCTTCTGAGTTTACATCAGCATAACATCTACACTCACCGAATATTTCGTCGCACTTATTTGCATCACTCTGACAATCCATATTATTATATACACAATATAATAATGGTAACTAAGAAACCGGGTACTAATAAAAAACCTTTAAAAAACGGTGATGTTTTACCACGAAAGACAGTAAAGAATTTACCTAAAAATTATTTTTATTTATTCAATGATTTTTCTGATAAAACTATCGAAGACTGGGTAAAGAGAAAAGTGTGTTTTGGTGATAAAACCTTGTATAAATACATTTCAGAGTACTCGAGAGAAAACATTAAAAAGTTTAGAACTCGTGTACATAGACTTTACCCAAACGAAACGTTTGATGAAGCTGCTAAAGTACTCGTAACTGAGTCTATACGTCCACTTATGTATGATATAATAGACGATTTAACGAAGTTTTTGAAACCAATGGGTGATTTGATCATTAGTGGTGGCGAAGCTGTAAATTTTCATCTAAATGTAAATGATAGATTAATAACATCGGATATTGATACGAAATTTGTACCTAAAATGAAACCCGATGATAAGTATTTTGGTAAATTACAAGCC